GATTCCATCCGCACGGTCCCGGCCTTGCAGCATGACAGCGTGAATCCGGAGGACATCGATACGGACATGGAAGACCATTGCGCGGATGAGTGGCGTTATGCCTGCATGTCGAGGCCATGGGTCAGAAAGATAGCGGAAACCAAGAAGCCATTGCGCAACGATTACGGATCAGCGGCGGCAAACGAAACCAGTTGGAGAATGTGACGAGATGATCCCGGCTGCGCAAGCAACAGAACCCGGCGCGCGTGCGGAACGGCATGAAGCATCCAGCCCGTCTGCTGACGCTGATCTTGCGCGCAAGCGCAAATGGTTCCGCGCCTGGGAGCAGAACAAGCAGGACGAGTTGAACGAGGGCCGGGACGCCCGCAAGTACTACCACGACAAGCAGTGGACGGATGCCGAGAAGCGCAAGCTTGCTGGTCGCGGTCAGCAGGCGACGGTCAGGAACCGGATCAAGCGCAAGATCGACTTTCTGGTCGGCATTGAGCAGCGCATGCGCCGCGATCCCAAAGCGTATCCGCGCACGCCGCGCCATGAGGCTGAAGCCGACACGGCAACGGCGGGCCTGCGCTTTGTCTGCGATCAGTCACATTGGCCTAAAATCTCTTCTGAGGCCATGCACGATGGGCTCGTCGACGGCACCGGGGTTTGTTTCATCGGCATCGAAAAGGACGATCCGAAAATCACGGAAGTGCCGGTTGATCGCTGGTTCTACGATCCTCGCGCGGTGAAGCCAGATTTCTCGGACGCGCGCTTTTGCGGTCTGCACCTGTGGCTCGATACGGACGAGGCCAAGGAGCGCTGGCCAGATAAGGCCAAAGAGATCGAAGACATGATGGAGGCCAGCGGGTCCTCGTCGACGACCTCGATTATCGAGCAGGACCGCGAACAGCAGTGGGGCGATTTCGAAAACCGCCGCGTTCGGGTTGTCGAGTTCTGGGAGCAGCGGCCCTACAACGGGGCTTTGATGAATTCGTCCGCCATGACGGCGGCCTCCGCTCTCCCTGTCGCAGGCTGGTATTACTGCTACTTCTCAGGCGACGTGCTGCTTGAGGCGGGCTGGTCTCCCTACCGCAGCCTGGAGGGCGAGCCCGATTGCCCTTACGTGGCCTGGAGCCCGTACATCGACGAAAAGGGCACGCGCTACGGCCTGGTGCGGACCATGAAAAGCATCCAGGATGAGATCAACCATTCGTCCTCCAAGCTTTTGCACCGCATGACGACGCGGCAGTTCTTCTACAAGGACGGGGCGGTTGAGGACCCGGATGAGTTTGCCCGTCAGATCGCGCGGCCAGATGGCAAGATCAGGATTTCCCCCCATGCTGAATGGGGCAAGGACATCGGTTTTGTTGACGACAACATCCGGATGCAGGGCGAGGCCGAACGCCACGGCATGGCGCTTGCCGAAATGGAGAACTACGGCCCCAACCCTGGCCTTGTCGGACAGGGGGAAGGCGTTGACGGGGCCTCGGGCCGGGCGCTGCTAGCCCAGCGTGACAGCGGCATGACGGAATTGGCACCCGTGTTCGAGCGGCACCGGGATTGGAAATTGCGGGTCTACCGCACGATATGGGCGCGCATCCGGCAGGCCTGGACGGCAGAACGCTGGATCAGGGTCACGGACGATGAGGATTCGGTGCAGTTCGTCCAATTGAACGGCTACAGCCTTGACCCGATGACGGGGCAGATTACCGGGCAGAACGTGGTGGCTGACATCGACGTTGACATCATGCTGGATGAAGGCCCCGACACGATCACGATGAACGAGGAGCTGTTGCAGACGCTTTCGCAGTTGTCGTCGGTTCAGCCGCAGCTCTGGAAGGTGTTCATTGAGCTTTCGAATTCGCCGCAGAAGGACAAGCTATTCAAGATGCTGGATGAGGCGCATCAGGCTATGCAGCCGCCGCCCGATCCGGCCATTGAGATGAAGGGTCAGGAGTTGCAAGCCCGGATGCAGGAATTGCAGATCAAGGGCGAGCAGGACGCCCGCAAGTCGCAGATCGACATGGCCAAGGCTGAGACGGATTTGCAGATCGCCAACGCCAACCTGAAGCTTAAGGAACTCGATATCTATCAAAAGCAGGTCGAGTTCGAGGGCAACCGCGCGCTGAAGGTTCTCGATTTGCAGATGCGACGGCAGCCTGAAGCGCAGCAGGAGGCGTCCCATGGATGATGAAGTCCTGAAGCTTGAATGCCTGAAATGCGCGCACCAGCAGGGCTTGACCGGAGAAGCCGCGCGCGTTGAGGGGGCCAAGATTTTCAATTGGCTCAAAGGCCGCGATCAGAGCGATCTGGTCGGCGGCGGCAAGGCTCGTGTGGTCGGACGGGACGGGACGTTTGCCAGCCCGTTTGATGACTACGTCAAAGAGTAGGCGTTGCGTTGTTTGACGTGCGTGGACTTCGCTTCGGTCCTTAAAAGAGGCGTTTCGCGTGCATCCGGCGATACAGGATGAACCCGCCGCATCGGGGCGATACCCGGTGATCTCGTGACCAGCAACGATAATGCGGAGAGCAGCTATGACGATGGCAATCGAGCCAGCGGACGACGAGACTTTTGACGATGTGTTCGATCGTGGCAGCCGGGAGGACGTGAAAACGCCCGAACCTGACACGGCTGAGAAGCCAAGCCAGCCGCGCGATGGCAGCGGACGGTTTGCTTCCAAGCAGGAACCAGCGCCGGTTGAGCAGGCCTCCAATGATCCTGTTCCAGACCCGGCTCTCGCGTCACCAGACAAGCCGCCGCAGGACCGTGAACCCCATCATGTGCCGCTCTCGGAACTAAAGGCGGAGCGCAAGCGCCGCCAGGAGTTCGAACAGCAGCTTGTTGAGGCAAGAGCCAGGGCATCAGCCATGGAACAATTGCTTCAGCAGCGCGCACCAGCACAGGCTCAACAGCCGCAAGAGGAAATCCCCGACGCCATTCTTGATCCGCAGGGCTACGTCAATCACGTCCTGGGGCAGGAACGCGAACGCCAGCGCAATCAGATGCTCCATGTCTATGAGGAGATGACGCGCGCGCGGTACGGGGACGACAAGGTCAACACCGCATATCTGGCGGCACAGTCGGCGGGAGTTCTTCCCCGGATCGTGCAGCAGGCAAATCCATGGACCGCGCTGATGGCGTGGCACAAGGACCATACCGTGCGCCAGGAAATCGGTGAGGACCTGGAAGCCTACAAGAAACGCATCGCGGACGAAGCGGTTCAAAAGGCTCTTGCGGGTTTGAAGGCGGGTGAAGGTGCGCCCCAGCAGCAGCGGTTTCCCGGTTCCCTGGCCTCGGCAACGGCAACGGGAACACAAGGGGCCGTCCTTACCGATGAGGCGATAGCAAACGATGTGTTCGGGTCAACCCGGCGCAGAAGGGCTTGAGCCTCGTGTCTCAACCTGATCACGAGAAGGCTTAGAAACAATGTCTGAAACAACCGTGCTTTCCGGCTTGGAATTGACCAAGTGGAAGAAAAACTTCATCCGCGAAATGGTGCGCGACAGCGGGTTCGAGCCCTACATGGGCACCTCCGTCAACGACATCATCCACGTCATCAACGATCTCCAGACGGACGGCTATACGATCCGCGTTCCGCTTCTGAAACAGCTTAGCGGCTCGGGCGTTTCCGGCAACACCCGCCTGTCCGGCAATGAGGAACAGCTCAACCAGTTCTACCAGGATGTGGCCTGGGAATTTTACCGCCACGGCGTCGAGATTTCCAAGAAAGAGCGCGAGAAGTCGGCTGTTGATCTTCTTGACGCGGTGCGCCCCCAGCTCAACGACTGGTCGGCGGAAAAGATCAAATATCAGATCATCGACAGCTTCCACGCCATGAACGGCGTCAAGTACCAGGACGCCACCGCTGCCCAGAAAAACGCCTGGACGGCGGCGAACGTGGATCGCGTGCTGTTTGGCGCTGCGGTATCGAACTACTCGGCGACCCATGCAACGGGTCTCGGCAATGTCGACAACACGGCGGATAAGCTGACGACCTCGGTTGCCACGCTTGCCCGGCGCTTGGCCCGCAAGGCCCGCCCGCGCATCCGTCCGTTCAAGACGGGCACGCAGGGCCGGGAATACTTCGTGATGTTCTGCCATCCCCTGTGTTTCCGCGATCTCAAAGCGGATAGCGTCATGGTGCAGGCCAACCGCGATGCCCGTCCGCGCAATGTCGAGGAAAACCCGCTCTTTCAGGATGGCGATCTTGTTTATGACGGGATCATCTTCCGTGAAATCCCGGAGTTTTTCCAGCCTCTCAGCGAGGCCGATACCGTCAACACCGCCACCACGATTGCGAGCACCATTCAGGTGGGCGCAAACTTCCTGTGCGGTGCTCAGGCGTTGGGTTACGTCAACAAGCAGATGCCGACCCCGACCTCCAAGAAGGAAGACGACTACGCCTTCTTCAAGGGCATGGGCATCGAGTTCGCCAACGGCATCGAGAAGCTGACCTGGAACAATGGCGCTGACACCCGCAAGGACGTTGGCATTTTCACCGTTTACGCCGCCGCTGTGGCTGACGCGTAATTCATTTGACGGGATAAGGAGAAAATCCTCATGGCTAGCACTTTCAAGTCCAATCTCGTCAAGAGCAACAGGAGCGCTGGCGTCGGCGTGGGCTCTCAGGAGATTGTTGTCTTTGCGACCTACAGCGTCACTGCGGCACTCGTTGTGAATGACGTGATCCAGATGGTTCCTGTTCCGGCAGGGGCCACCATCACGGGCGTCACTCTTGGATCGACAGATCTCGATACCGGCGGCTCGGCAGCGATTGTACTCGATGTCGGTGACGGTGGCGGAACGGATCGTTTCATTGATGGCGCAACCGTCGGTCAAGCCGGTGGCTCAACCGCGACCCTGGCTGTTGCAGGCTTTGGGTATACCTACGCAGCCGCCGATACGATCGATGTTCTGGTTCAGGTGGCTCCCGCAACCGGGGCAACGTCAGGAACGATCTCTCTGCGCGTTGCCTACGTGCTGTCGCGCTAAAGCAAAGAGGCTTCGAGCGTTGAGCAATTGGCGCTCGAAGCCGTACCGCTCAAGAGGATCAGCGATGCACGCAACTTTCACGGGCAACCCGGAAAATCCAGACGATGACCAGATGCAGGTCTGCACGGTGTTCGGCGTGACGTTCTTTAGGGGTCAGCCAACGGACGTTTCCGGGCTTGATCCGGCTTTCCAGCGCAAGCTGGCGCATAACAAATTTTTCCTCGTCTCTGACGATGGCGTGCCGGACGCCGTTTCTGACAAGCCGCGCCGGGGACGGCCGGCAAGGGCGAAGGCTGATGTTCCGGTGGTTGAGGACGCGCCCATTGAGGATAATGGCTGATGGCCAAGACGAAGACGGAATTGGCAACGACAGTTTTGAGAACTCTCGGCATTGTCAGCGCTGTGGACTCTCCATCTGCCGCGGATTCCGCATTCGTCGTCCAGGAATATGAGAATGCTCTGCCGTACTGGGGTGATCTTGGGCTGGTTTACTGGCCGTCCGATGAGATACCGGAGGCCGTGTATTCGATGCTGGTGACGCTCGTTGCCAATCGCAGCATGAACGCCTTTGGCATTGCACAAAGCTTCGACGACATGCTGAAGCGTGAAGACAAGCTTTTGGTGCCGTTACGGCGTCACTTGGCCCGAAAACCGTCGGGCTTTCCAACACGCTCGACATATTATTGATTGATAGGGTTCTGACAGAATGCCTCTCGTCCCAGTCTCCATCGCCACGCAGACCAATAACGCACGTTTCAAGATGGAGGGATCGGCGCGGCTCC